CCGGCACCAACACTCAATTGTTGCCGGAAGCCCAGATAACCTCCAATGCTGGAGTTTCGCCGGGTCGAAATTTATATGTTCTTCTTATCCGTGTCTGATTCATCACCAAACATAAGCTCCAGTTTCTTAATTCGATCATTTAAACTAATTGCTGGAGCATTAGTAAAAACGCTTGAAAGATCACACGCTTCGATGTCAATTTCAATGTACACATCGCAAACGTCTGTCGTAATTATTGGTAGTTCCACACCATCGAGTAGGAAACCAGCACAATGTGAATAGGCCTGTCGGCTAGCTGCAGAAGGATCCGCATATGAATAAGCCGTTGAAGTACCGCTTTGACTACGCATATAATACATTTGCTTAGGGTCATATTTAAATGGCAAAACCCAAGAAGCTGCCCAAATTGGAATAGTGGCAGATCCGTACATTTCAGTAATAATCTTCTTCGTTGGGTTAGACACAGCCGTAGCTGTGCCACTGGATTCAAAGTAGGTCGGATCGTCCATGGACCCAACAGTTAGTGTACCATTGGTGGACGTGCCTACTTTTGTAAAGCCAATTAATTTGACTCCATTCAAATAATATTTTTGGAACAAACCCATCATAGTTGCGAAAGGGCAGTCCGAAAAATACGCGGTATTCGCGGGGTTCAAGTACCATTGACCCCCATTATTAAAAGCTCCACCTCCCAGGCGGTTAATTGAAAATTGCGTTACACCTAAAGCTGATAATTGTATAACACCTAAATAATAACGCACCTGCATCCGCACGCAATTTGAGTTCCGTGCGGCGGAGAACTTATAATAGGCCCCTGGTACGCGAGTTCCATACGCGACGGCGGGCGACATGATCTTACTCTCAGGGCCTCCTCTTCCACCTCGGGCCTTACGAAAAGGTCCCCTTGTGCGAGGCTCCTGGCGACGAGGCGGCGGTTTACCGCCGCCTTTCTTCTTCTCTTGTCTCTTCTTTTCTCTTTTCTTAAAATTTTTCGTTGCATTTTTCCCTTTGGGAGGCATGCCAACCGTTGACGTTTTGTTTATGGGTTCAGGGGCATTACCCGGACCCAATTTCATGTCACTTGTATCTAGTGCTGCTCGTAACCCGCCATATATATAACCCAAGGCCTGACGCCCGACATAATCCAATGGTTGAAGGATTAGTGAATCGTTAACGGTATCAAGCCCGTGGTTAAGTATATCGTCATGGTAGTAATTTATGGCCTCACCGGCCTGCGCAAATGGATTCGTAAATCCAAGTTGATTCATTACAACAATTGCTTAACATAATTATAATAATTATGCACCATATCGTCGTTGCAGTAATTTAGGACAATAGGGCAATTAATTGGTCCATCAATATAGCTGTTAAAATATTCTTCAATTAACAATTGATGCGCAACACTAATGCCAAAGACTTCGAACATCAACTCTCGTGAACTCATCGAAACTTCTTTTGTGACAAGACTCACACGCAACGCGTCGCGTATGATTTCTTGATGATAACGGTCTTCAGTTGTATCGAGAAAAGGAAGATAATCCCGCGTAACTCTAATGAAGGTTGTCGCAACCGATTGAACGATTGGACAACCAGGAAACTGATATAATAAACTCATGGCACGACTACGAATTAATCCCTGTTTAATAAAATGAGCCGAATTAACATATTTCATGTTAGCCCACGCAAAATTCAAAATGACTTTAACTGGGTCAGTAATTACTACTAAACTACTAAGATCAAAGATCTGTCCACAAAACGACGCCAAACTAGGTGACGTCAAGTATTTCATTTTAACTAAAAAACCCAAGTTAAGCAAAAATTTAGAGTCAATGATTGGCCCATCATAAGAACAGACACAATCATCGCCCTCAACAAAAAGTCGGATACGCTGACACTTATGAAAAGACAACGTAAAAAGAGTAATCATTAGGTTCGAAAACCCATTACCCAAACTGGTATTCATTTCGCCGGACATGCGACGACACAAAATTTTAAAAATCCAGTTCTTAAAAATACAGGTGTTAACACCCATCAAATCCGACACAAAATTCATAAATTCTTCATGCTCAGTCAAAAAACAGGTCATAAACTCATAGAAGGGAAGTTCAATATTTTTCATTATATCTTCTTGAAAACTAGCTTCAAACTGTGAATAATCAGTTGCCATTACGCGACGTAAATGCTCAGTAGGGCGATCAACATACGCCAAACTGACTCCCAAACAGTCAAGAATAACTTTAGGTCTGTCTGGAATTGGCACTTTCTTAATAAAGTAAGGGTACCCATAGGGGGCTTCGAGACTAAATAGGCGATTTTCAATTGCCTTGAAAATTGGTCCAACACGGATTTTAAATTCATCGGCACGTGCCAAAATAGCTCGAGGAACCTTGTAGGTACTATAGGACTCGTTCTTAATAAAACATTTGACATATTTATATTGTGAAACAAAAGGTACATTCTTAATGTATGTCTCTTGGCGCAACACCTCCAACTCTTTCTTTTTCCTCCGTGTATAAAGTGTCCCTTCAAGCCAAGTATTGAAGGACACATCATCCGAGGCATCTAAAGCCCGGATGTTTTTACACCAATTCTTAACAAACTGGTGCAACGACGCCAAAAGCTTACGGTTCGGTTCCACATCCCTCTTACGAGCAACCCGATTAGTGAAAGAAGCGTATTCATTCTTCTCATCCCACATATCCGGTTGAGGAAAGCTACCACCAATGAAATGAGGTCCAAGACTAAATCGCACAAATTTCTGAACGTTTGTGGGCGAAAGTATCCTACGACTAAACCCACTATACACGCAATCTTGTGTTTGTGCCGAACTAACCACGTACCCAAGTTTGAAAATGACCCCTCTCGGTAGTCGCGTCGTATTTCCCCGTAAATGGTGCGTGGAGTATTCATAAAGGTCTCCACTTCTCCCTTCTTTTTGCCACCACCATTTAATTGTCCGAAAAAAGGTTTCTGAGGTAATGGTAAAGACACAACAGCTTCTTTAGTGTATCTTAAATACAAATAAGCGGCTATTTTAGAATTGGGCTTAATTAAAGCAGAATCATTTCTATCAATATTTATGCCAGAAATTAACCTATCATTAGAAACCAAGTTCTGATACATCTCCCAATCACCCTGCAGCATGGTAACTGAAGGCGAATTTATTAAAGTAATATAAGCCTCATACGAAATAATCATTGAGGTAGGGATTTCACGTACACAAAAATTAAACAAAAATCGCACATAATGCGCTTCTACTAATTCAATTCGAACCAGCTTCGGGTCTTTTGCATCCATCTTAGACCCTACCAAATAAGCAACCCGCGAATCCTTATTATCAGATTCGACAATTCCACGAAAACGAACTAAAATTGTACGAAAACAATAACTAGGCCAAAAGGCATACCACGGCCGGAAGGCCGCTGGTAAATTCTCACGAAAATGAAAATTCAAATTATTTACGTACTTATAGTTCGGCTCTTCTTCAACTTCAGGCACTGGAACTAAAGGTTCTTGTTTAACTTCTTGTTTAATTTCATTCTTGATTTCTTTCTTTTCTTCAACAGGTTGATTCTTCACTTCAACTTTAACCTCTTGCAATTTCTTAATTTCAAGCCTAAGCTGTCTCTCAACACCATCACGTTCATCCAAAATCCGCTGAATATCAGCCTGGGATTTCAGCAAACGAGATTCGGCCACGGCCAAAGCGCGGTTAGAGTCATTTAAAGCAATTTGACATGCAACCAACTCATCACATTTGGCTGAATAAACATTTAGGGGTATCGATGCCGCTATCTCGTATTCCGGTCGTCGAATATCATATGCGATCGGAGGGGGAACGGCTCGGTAATCTTTAGGCGGCGGAACAACCGACTTAATTTTCGCATCTTCCGCATGTGTGAATCGACAAAATCTATTCGAACAACTATTCGCGATTCCTTTCTTAAAATACTTGCACGGGGGAGGCCTCCGTTTCACGCAATCTGCATCACATTCATACGTGAGGCTCTTAGGATTTCGTTTGCGTTTGTCGCGCAATCGACATACATTACAGAATGACTTGTCTGAACAATATTTTGAACAAGTCCCTCGTTCTCGACGTGTAGGTTCCAAACAAAAGTTACAAGTATAATGAGGTTTTTCGCTTGCTAAATCAACTTTCGTACACCTAGTAGCCTTACCACAAAGCAATTCATCTGCTAATAATGGCAAGTTGAAAGCACCGCATTCAATACAACGGCAGTGCTTAAAGCATTTCACGCGGGGAACGTTACCACAACTATCGCAATTGAAGTTCAGATAAGCACCCAAACCCGAAAAACACTTCTTCTTGAGAAGGTTAATTAAGGCAGGGGTGTTCCTAAAATTCTTAGCCAATATACCATTCGAATCATGATATCTCGTAACTTCAGTTGCAACATCCTTCTTTTTCCATTTCCCTGAGGACTCCGACCGAGGACTATCCTGAGTATAATCTGGAGACAGACGATACGAAGGGGTCCAGGGCCTCTCTACACCAAACTCAAAAGAAGTAGGTTCAGGTGAATGAGGGTGTCGCTTAGGGGGCATTTCAGTCACTGTTTTAGGGATTTTCGTTTCCACATTGTTCGTAATCCCACTCGACGAATCAATGGTTACATTCTTTTTAACAACAATATGCTTACGAGGCTCTTTCTCATCTGCGTCTTCGTCCATGAAACTAGTGTCCCACTTGAACGGGCTCGTAAATGTGAAAGCATCAGGTTTCACCTGATTCTTAACCTCCTGGGTTTTAACATCCACAGGCGCCGGTTGATTAATCAATGGCGCGTACTTAGCAGTCATTGTTTCTACTGCCGCAGTGGTCAACGGACGCACGTTGGCAAATTCATGTTGCGCGTTTTCAACAGCGCGAGAAGCAACAGAACTTTGTTCAGGAACAAAAGTAATTT